TATCAAGGCAAAGACTGCTAAGTCGCGTCTAAGTAAAGAAAATCAAGATGTTGAAATCCGTTTGTTCTATGATGAACGTGGTCTGGATAGGTATTATGGTTTGCTTGAACTTGGAGAACTTGGTGGAATCTGGAAGAATGTTGCTGGTCGTTATGAGATAGATGGTAAAAAACTTTATGCAAAGGAAATACTAAAAAATCCAGAGAAGTATTTTACTCCAGAAGTAATGCAGGCACTTGATGAAATTGCACGAAAAGAATTTAGTTATGGTGCATGAGAAATATTCGTATCATAAAAACTGGAGTTGATGTATCAAAGATACTAGAACAACTGAAACAATATCCAGAGGATTGGGGATCACAAAAAAATGTTCAAGACTCTGAACAATTAGATCCCACAGAATACACTGTAACTGTGGATGTCTTACAACTTATAATGGGTGGAGTCAGCAAAGAAGGTGAGTATGTTGGAAATACTGAAATCTGCATTCAAACTCCAGCATATACTAAACATACGGAGATTCTCAATTACTTGGGAAAGTATTTCAAAAAACTCCGTCGTTGTGGATTTCTAGCACTTCCTGTTGGTGAAATAGTGGGTTCTCATATTGATGAGGGAACTTATTATCTTACAAAAGATAGATATCACCTTTCCATTCAGGGGAAATACGAGTATACTGTTGGTGATGAAACGATGATTATTGAACCAGGAACTCTCTTTTGGTTCAATAATAAACTTCCTCATAAGGCAGTGAATATTGGAGATAATGTTAGAATTACTTTTGTATTTGATGTACCGCATCATAAGAAAAACCTATAGATAAAATAATGGAAAGACTTGAGCATACGATTCTCCGAAACCTTGTATATAATGAAGATTATTCCAGAAAAGTTATACCTTTTATACAACCAGAATATTTTGAGCAAAGGTCTGAAAAAATAATCTTTGAGGAAATCGTTAAGTTTATTGTCAAATATAATTCTGCGATTACTAGAGAAGCACTTGGTATTGAGATTGAAAATAGAACTGATTTGACCGAAACTGATATTAAGGATGTTCGTGAGGTATGCCAAACACTTAATGATTCTGTCGTGGAGAAGCAATGGTTGCTAGATACTACTGAAAAGTGGTGTCGTGACCGAGCAATTTATCTTGCTTTAATGGAGTCAATTCATATTGCCGATGGAAATAATGAAAAAAAGAATAGGGACGCAATTCCTAGCATTCTTTCCGATGCCTTAGCAGTATCGTTTGATAATAATATTGGACACGACTACCTTCAAAATTATCAGGAACGTTATGAATTCTATCACCGTAAAGAAGATAAGATCGAATTTGATCTGGAATATTTCAACAAAATCACGAAAGGTGGTTTACCTACTAAGACTCTCAATATTGCTCTCGCTGGTACGGGAGTCGGAAAATCCCTCTTCATGTGTCATGTTGCTAGTTCCGCGATGCTTCAGGGTAGGAACGTCCTCTACATCACTCTTGAGATGGCGGAAGAGAGAATTGCAGAAAGAATTGATGCAAACCTTCTCAATGTCCCGATTCAGCAATTGGTTGATCTTCCACGCTCAACATTTCAAACAAAAGTAAATAGTGTTGCGAAGAAAACACAAGGTTCTCTTGTAATTAAAGAGTATCCTACTGCTTCGGCACATTCTGGACATTTCAAGGCACTTCTGAATGAACTTGCTCTTAAAAAATCATTTCGACCTGATATTATTTTCATCGACTACCTTAATATTTGTGCTTCCAGCAGGCATAAGGCAAATGGGTCTGCAAATTCTTATTCTTATATTAAATCAATCGCAGAAGAGCTTCGTGGGTTGGCAGTGGAATTTAGTGTTCCAATTGTTTCCGCTACACAGACTACTCGTAGTGGTTATGGCAACTCTGATGTTGAACTTACTGATACTAGTGAGTCCTTTGGTCTCCCTGCTACTGCTGATCTTATGTTTGCCCTTATTAGCACAGAAGAGTTGGAAGGATTAGGGCAAATTATGGTAAAACAATTGAAGAATCGTTATAATGATCCAACAGTTTTTAAACGTTTTGTAGTTGGTATTGATCGTGCAAAGATGAGACTTTATGATGTTGAACAATCGGCACAACAAGATATACTTGACAATGGCAAAGAAGAAGAGTATACTTATGAAGAAAACAAACCTAAAAAATCATTCGAAGGATTTAAGTTTTAAATATGGCAACTATCGATTCTAAAAAATATATTGAGTTCGTTCGTGAAACAACTAGTCCGGCAAGTAGTAAGTATTCGAATCTTGTTGAGCGTTTGAATGAACTGGAAGAACAGGGTGCAGATGTTCCTCGTCTGCTAACCGCTGCGTTTGGTATGAGTGCCGAAGCAGGAGAGTTTACTGAGGTAGTCAAAAAGATTTTCCTTCAGGGCAAACCTTATACTGAAGAGAATATCTTTCATATGAAGCGTGAACTTGGAGACCTGTGCTGGTATTTGGCACAAGCATGTATGGCACTGGATATTACTTTTGAGGAAGTTCTTGAAATGAACTATCAGAAACTGAGTGCTCGTTATCCAGAGGGAACGTTTGATGTATATCGCTCAGAAAACCGTGTTCAGGGTGATTTGTAATAAATATTTCAAAAAATATGTCTATTCTTGGAAAAAGAACGGGAAGACCAATAAGTAGAATTCAATTTAATTCAATTCTCAAAAAATTTATAGTTTTCCTAAAAAGGGAACTAGGTTTGACTATTGATATTCCTTATATACTCATTGATGATCCCGATTTTTCAAAGAAAAATAAAGCATTTGGTATGATGAATAGTGATGGCATTGTTTACATTAGTATTATTAATCGCCATCCATTAGACATCTTAAGAACCGTTGCTCATGAGTATGTTCATTACAAACAATCTATTAAACGTGTTGCAATGAACCCAAATCCTGGCAGTCCTTCAGAAAATGAAGCAAATGCAAAAGCAGGAGAAATTATGAGGAAGTATGGGAAACTTCATCCAGAATTATTTGACCTAATTTCTATTAGATGATTTAATTCTTTTATTGGGGGATTAGTTTAGTGGTAAAACGGGTGCTTTGCAAGCATCAGTCACCAGTTCGACTCTGGTATTCTCCACTTTTTAAACTGGCACAAGGTGTCATGTCAGATCCAGTATTATGCACTATCATACTGGTATGACCACAAAACCTCAAATGAAAAACACACACCTCGAACACCCCGAAGATTCCATTCTGACTGGCAATCTATCAGTACTGGATTGGTTTGTGACTCCTGGACACCTTTCTGTAAAGATTGATGGAAGTCCTGCAATTGTGTGGGGTACAAATCCTGCCAATGGAAACTTTTTTGTTGGAACTAAATCAGTATTCAATAAGGTGAAAATCAAAATCAACCATTCGCATGAAGAGATTGATGTGAATCATGAAGGTAGAGTCGCAGACATTCTTCATGTTTGCTTTGATTGGTTACCTCGCACGGAATGCATCTATCAGGGCGACCTTATTGGGTTTGGTGGACTTTCTGAATATACTCCCAATATTATCACTTACAAATTTCCTGAGGTAGTAGAACAAAATATCATTCTTTGTCCACACACCTGCTATTATGCTGAAAGTGATCTTCGTGATGCTGTGGCAATGCCTGATCGTTCAATCTGGTATGATACTGAGTCGGTCAAGTTTGTGAAACCTGAAGCATCTATTGTGTCTGGTGCTGAGCATTTTGAAGACCTTGAAGAGATTTGTGAATTTGCTAAATGTATCTCTGGTATCTCTGGTGCTGTACAGTTTGCCACTCCCAAAGAGTCTGCACAACTGAAGAAAGATCTCAATGCTTGTATTCGTGAAGGTAGGGAGATTAATCCTGATGACTTTGAAAACAAGAATTTGATTAATTTCTGGAACTTGGTAAAGTCTATCAAGGAGGATGCTTTGTACGTCTGCCGTAACAATGGTCCCGAAGCATATATTGGGAATGATCGAATTGATGCTGAAGGTTATGTGATGAGCAATGACTATGGTATGTTCAAACTAGTCAACCGTGAGGTGTTCTCTCATGCTAATTTTACAATGCAAAAGAACTGGTAGTCATAAATATAAGTATATTTTATTGTTTATGAGCACTTTGAATACGGAAAATTGGAATAGGAAATGAAAAGTTTTTCGAAATTTATAACCGAAGCAACCAGCAGAGCAGTTCAACAGGCGACTCGTATGGGTCTTGTCACTGATGGACATGGTGGATGGTATGAAAGAGGCACAGGAGAATTTAGTGCCAAAACTGTTCAGGGACAATTAAAGTTTTATAATAAGCGTCAAGTTGTTGGTGGAAAAGATTCTGCTCAAACCGAACAGGAGAAAAATCTTTCTCAAAAATCTTATGCACAACCTGCTCCTCAGCAACAAGCACCACAAGAACCAGTTCCACAAGAACAAGTTCCAGTAGATCAGCAACAAGTTCAAGAACCAGTTGCACAAGAACCATTTACTTTACCACCAGTTGAAAAAACTTTGGGAACTTTAACAATTGCTTTCGGACGTTTTAATCCACCAACAGTAGGGCATCTTCAATTGATGGATACCGCTGCCGCTTCTGCAGAGCAAGATCAGAGCGATTATATCATCGTCCCCTCTCGTACTCAGGATGCAAAGAAAAATCCTCTTGATGCAGATACAAAAATCTCATATATGAGAAGAATGTTCCCTCAGCACAGTGAGAGAATTTATAATGATGCAAATATGAGAACCATTTTTGATGTGCTCAAAAAGGCACATAATGATGGATATTCTGCCGTAAGAATTGTTGGTGGTTCTGATCGAGTCAAAGAGTTTGATAAATTGGCAAATAATTATAATGGAAATCTATATCAATTTGATAATATTGAAGTAATTTCTTCTGGTGATAGAGATCCTGATGGTAAGGGTATTGAAGGAGTATCTGCTTCAAGAATGAGACTTGCCGCCGCCGAAGGTGACTTTAAAACTTTTCGTGGTGGATTACCTCCAGAAGTTCCTAGAAAGGAAGCAATGGAACTCTTTAGTGTACTTCGCCAATCTATGGGAATTGAAGAAATTCAGCAAGAAGAAATAAATGTTTGGGAAGTTGCTCCTAAATTTGATGCTCATACATTGCGTGAAAATTATATTTCAGAGAAAATTTTTAATATTGGTCAATTGGTGGAAAATCTGAATACTGGTATTATTGGAAGAATTATTCGAAGAGGTACTAATTACTTGATTTATGTGACCGAAGGTGGAATGATGTTTAAATCTTGGATTAAAGATTTGATGGAAACAAAGAAATATACTGAAGTTAAAATGGATAGTGAAATGAGAGAACCAGGAAAACCAAACACATTAGTGGGAACTCTCGGTGCATTTAAGCATTATGCAAGTAAAACTCCTGGAGCAGTTGGTACTGGTGCAGAGAACTTACAACCAGGTGGAAATGCTTATGGAATTAATTTCATAAATAAGTATAGAAAAAAGTAAGTATTAGATCTTCCAATGACTACTAAAATTTTTGAGGAACTTCCTTCCAGAGATAATAGACCTGCATCTGCCGAACCAGGAAGATCAGGACCTACGAATATAAAGGAAAAGATGGAGAAGAAAGTTCGTCAGGCAGTTTACGATATTCGCTATCGTGCAAGAAGAGAGGGCGTAGATATCAAACAAGCATATTCGCAATATATGCAAAATAGTAGTCTAAATGGTCAGGAAAGAAATATGGTAAAGGCAAAGATTTTTGGTACTGGAATGAGAGAAGATTATAATATTGGAGAATTTGCTTCGAGTTCAGTTGCAAATGCCCTTTTTAAAGTTTTTGTTGAAGGCTTAGAAGAAGGATCTACTCTTGGCGAGGAATATCTTCAAGAACTTAGAAATGGGTCTGATAGGAAGTATAAAGTAAGAGTAACTGATAAAAACGGAACTTCTTATGTTCGTTATGCAACTCGTGATAAGATTAGTGATCTTCGTGCTAATCCAAATATTGAGTCAGTTGAAATGACCGAGTATGGTCAACCTTATGAAGGTGAAAGAACCAAAGGAGATAGAACCGCCGCCGCTAAGGCAGGTAAGGATTATGATGGCGATGGTAAAGTTGAATCTGGTGCTAAGGAACATGCTGGCGCAGTTCATAATGCAATCCAACGCAAGACCGGTGGAACTCCTGACGGTAAGGACACTTCCAGTGTAAAAGAAGATTTTGATTTTATTGAAGAAGGGAAGAAGAATAAAAAAAAAGATAGGAAATTTGATGTAATGCGTGGAAAAAAGAATGGAGTAAAACTTTTTCCAGAAACCAGTAAAGTTCATGAGGAAGTTGTTTCTGAAACTGCAGTAAGCACCGCCCAACAAAAATTTATGGGAATGGTTCATGCTTATAAGAAGGGTGAAATGGAGAATGCTTCACCTGAAGTTAAAAGGGCAGCAGAAGAAATGAGTGATACTGAAGCAAATAAGTTTGCTTCTACCAAACATGAAGGTCTTCCCAAACATGTACAAAAGGAAGAAACCTCATGTGATTCCTCAGAACCTCAAAGAGATCCTAGAGGTGATTATGCAAAAATTAATCTCATCAAAAACAAACTAAGATCTGGATTGGGAGTTAAGAATCCTATCGTAATGGTTTCTGATGAAGAAGATGTCAAAGAAGGTGCTGGATTGAGTGTTGGAATTTCCAAACTTGCCGGACAACTTAATGCAAATCCAAGAACATCTGCAGAACAAGGAGCAAAAAACTTTCAAAAGAATGTTGCAGATCCAATTGGTAAAGCAGTAAAAGGTGCTGCACGTGCAGTTCTTCAACCTGCAAATATGTCTCCTGAAGCCCAAAAGGCAAGAACAGATAAGTACAAACCTTAATAGTTTTAATATTAAGATAAACCTATCTTAATAGTAGATTTTGAATAAATAATCCAGGTTTAATT